GAGCAGCGCCAGCACTTCATCAAAGAAATAAGGCAGTGCCTGCCCTGTCTTGTTACCCGGCATGGATGGGCTGTACAGTACACGGCCCATTTCATCCTGCGTCTTTTCTAACTTCGCGGTCATCAAAACATGGCGTCCAGGCAAGTCGCGGAAGGCGCGAATAATGTCTGCCATCTGCTCTTGCATGGCTCCATATGCCGCCCTCGGGTCTTTGTTAACCTTCTTCTCATGGTTCAAGCAGACCTCGGCAATCTCCGAAATGGAATCCAGCGCGACTGACTTGTGGTCAGAATCCGCTACCCAAGCGTAAGCCTCGCGCAAGTCTTCCATGCTGGTGATCTCCAAATAGGGCAAGTCAGCATCTTGTATAGACAACAACCCGCCCTCCGCAGACAACACCACAGGTTGCGGTAAAGTCTTAATCAGGCTGGTCTTGCCAGCCCCTGCCTGCCCGTAGACAAGCAGCTTCACGCCGTTGGCACTGATGCCGCTGGTACGTTTTAACGATATAGCCATGTGGCTCTCCTTCTGGTTGCGTTCCCGTCTGGACTCAGTTCGGAACGTGCTTGCAGTCTAACACAAGTTCATGCTACAGTGTCAACAACTTTTTCACAACAAGGTAAAAATAAATGACAGACCCCTTCAAAATTGACAGTCCAACCTGCATCAGCTTCAGCGGCGGCAGGACAAGCGCCTATATGCTTTGGCGTGTTCTACAGAGCGGGGGGGGGCATCTACCAAGCGAGGCCGTTGTCTGTTTTGCCAACACGGGCAAGGAAGATGAAAAGACGTTGGAATTTGTGCGGGACTGTGCTGTGAATTGGCGTGTGCCGATTGTGTGGCTGGAATATGTGTCGCACGTTGAGCCTGCACAGCGTTTTAAAGTGGTTTCTTTTGAGACTGCGAACAGGGACGGTGCGCCATTTGAAGCAGTCATACGGCACTACGGCAAATTGCCGAATCCAGTTAACAAAGTTTGTACTTCAGAACTAAAGTATCGCGCTTTAGGCCGTTATTTGACTTCAATTGGTTGGGATGATTGGGATTCAATGATCGGAATACGCGCAGATGAGCAGCGTAGGGCGGCAAAATTAAAATCAGACAGGAAAGGTGAAACTCCAATTGCACCATTGGTTTCAGCCAAGGTTGACATTCAGCAAATTAGTGCGTTTTGGAGTAAACAATCTTTCCAGCTTGAGTTGCCTACGATAAACGGCAGGACATTGGCAGGCAATTGTGATCTGTGCTATTTGAAGCCATCTGCACAACTTTTGTCTTTGATTACAGAAAAACCAGAACGCGCGATTTGGTGGGTGCAGATGGAGGAGTTGGCAAAAACGCTTACAGATGGAGTTGCAAACAGATTTCACCTTGACCGCCCCAGCTACGCCTCAATGCTGCAATTCAGCAAAGACCAAACCAATCTTTTTGACCCTAACGAAGAAGCAATAGCCTGCTTCTGTGGAGACTAAACAATGACAGACCTCGCAAGCATCCTCGGTGGCCCCTGGTCGCCGCCAGCGCAACAAGCGCCTATCGCACCAGAGGATCAACTCAAAGACGCCATGCTAGGCGCAGGGCTAAAGCCACCAGACGCCATCCACCTAGATGGCAAGCTGCACCGATTCAACAGCGGTACTAAGGGCGAGGCAGGGCACGACAAACCCGGTTGGTACATTGCCTTCAGTGATGGCGTACCAGCAGGGCGCTTTGGCTGTTGGCGCTCTGGCATTGAATTGACCTGGAGGGCAGAGATTGGGCGCAGCCTGACAGTTGCTGAAGAAATGGCGCAGTCCAGACGCTTGGCAGAGGCCAAGACCAAGCGGGACGCCGAGCAGAAAAAGACCCGTGAGGTTGCCGCCAACACGGTGGAGATCATTTGGGCAGAGGGCAGCGCAGCAAATCCAGAGCATCCATACCTACAGCGCAAGGGCATCAAGCCTCACGGCGCAAGGGTGACAGGTGACGGGCGCTTGATGGTTCCGCTGTACAACGCAGGCGGCGAACTGTCATCCATCCAGTACATTGCTGGTGACGGCGACAAGAAGTATCACCCAGGTGGACAGACCGGCTCTATGTTTTGGATGCTGGGCCATTTGGAAGATGCCGATACCCTGTACCTTGCTGAAGGCTTTGCTACTGGGGCCACCATAGCGGAGGTTACGGGTAAACCCTGTGCCGTGGCCTACAGCGCCAGCAACTTGGTGTCAGTGGCAGGCATCTTAAAAACAGCGCACCCAAACTTGGACATTTGCATCGTGGCAGACAACGATGCGTCAGGCGTTGGGCAACGGTACGCAGAACAAGCATCAGCAAAATTTGGGGTACGCATGACCATGCCGCCAACTCAAGGGGACGCCAATGATTACGTGCAAGCGGGGGGCGACTTGGCGTTGCTGTTGAAGCCAGTGGCTACCGACTACCTTATCCATGCCGATGGCTTTTCAGCGCAGCCTGCGCCCATTGCGTGGCTTGTAAAGCACTGGATACAGGACAAGGCTTTGGTGATGGTGCATGGCCCTAGCGGTGGCGGCAAGACCTTTGTGACCTTGGATTGGATGCTGCACATTGCCAGTGGCAAGGCAAACTGGCATGGACACAAAGTCAAACCCGGCAACATGGTCTATCTTGCTGGTGAAGGGCATCACGGCCTGCGAAGCCGCATAGCAGCCTGGAAGCACCACAACAGTGTCAGCAACCTTAATATGTGGGTCAGCAAGTCAGGCGTAGACCTTAACACCGCAGCCGGTTACTTGCAGGTGGTCGAGGCCATACGCGCACTCAAGATCAAGCCAGATGTAATCACCGTGGACACCCTGCACCGATTCATGGCTGGTGACGAGAACAGCGCCCAGGATGCCAAGACCATGCTGGATGCCTGCGCTGCGCTCATGCAAGAGTTTGGCTGCACCGTCATTCTGGTTCACCATACAGGCGTTAGCGAGGAAGCCCAGCACCGTGCCCGTGGCTCAAGCGCATGGCGTGGCGCATTGGACATTGAGATCAGCGTCATACCCGGCAAGCCAGGGGTTGCCATGCAGATAGTGCAGCGCAAGAGCAAGGATGCTGAGATGGCAGCGTCAGTCTATGTTGATCTTGAAACGATAGCGATACCCGGCTGGCTAGACGAGGATGGCGAACCCGTCACTAGTGCGGTGATTATCAAAGGTGAGCCGCCACCAGAAACCCAGAAGGCAAGCGGGTTCAAGTCGTTTGAAAAAGCATGGTGGGAGTCAGGTGCAGAAGACCGTGGGGGTGCGCCGTACCTTACCAAATCTGCATTGATTGAGCATGGCGAAAAGAATGGACTCATTGGAACCAAGAGCAAGACATGGCGAAATATCCTGCGGGAAGATGGCACTTTCATCAAGCCGCTCATTGACGCCGGACTGATTGAAGCCCATGAGAACGGCTGGATTGTCATTGACCCCGGCACGGCAACAGGAATGATGCAAGCGAAAAAGTAATTGACAATCATCAAACTGTGGTAAACTTTAGCACATGAACAAAATCATACAACTGAAGGCAAAACTGAGGGCGGCGCAAGCTGAACTCTCTATCCGCACTCGGACGCATAACAGTGCGTCACGGGCTTACAACAAGGTGGTGCAACGCATTACAGACCTGGAGAAGAAAATTGAAGACTTGGAGAAAATTCCATCTTGAGGCTAACGAGTACAGCGAAGAACAACTGCTGGCGATGTTGGAAGAAGAAAAGTTGGTGCATAAGCGCGTGAAGATGTTGGAGCGCATCCACCAACGCTACTGCACCATGCGTACTAGCCGGGAGCGGCTGGAGGTGCTGAAGTTTGGGAAGAAACCATGAACTGGGTCGCTGCGGGGCTAATCGCCCTAGTCATGTCCACGGCCTACTTGCTCGACGGCCCGTCTGAGCATGAGGCACGGATAGATACGGTAGAAGAGAAAATTCAAAAGCTCTGTGGAGAAAACGCAGGCTGGAAGATGCTGGCAGATGGGTCGGTGCAATGCTTTACTCATCGTGGTTTCAAAACTCGGAAGGTGACGCTATGAATGACGATGACGACTACGAATTGGCAAACCTCATGTTTGTAATTGCAACCTGCATCTTGGTGCTGTTTGCCGTGACAGGCATTGCAGGCTTGGCTGGATTCTTGTGGGGGATGCTATGAATACAGAGGAAGACGAATTCAAGAGAATTGAAGCAGAGGCCAAGCGCCGAGCAGCGAGGGACGATGATGACACGCAGGTTTACAAGAAGCCGTGGGTGGGGCTGACGGATGAGGAGTTTGACACGGCCATCAACAGCAACTTGACGATCACTGATT